AACAATTAGTGTAGGCGGTACACCTGAATTAATTATTTCAGATTGCAATTCAAGCAACGCAACATTGCACACAGGCGTAGATGCTAAATCAGATTATTGGGGTTGGAAATACAAACATGATGGCTCTTCATGGTCAGCTAATGCAGATTATAAAGGTTCTAATAGCCTTTCATCTGATATTAATGACTCTGTAACAACTATTCCTGTCGGTAATTCAAACCCATTTACAGCGTCTGGTACTGTGCAAATAGGTGATGAAAAGATTACATACACTGAAGTTGATGGAACAAATCTTATAGGTTGCACTAGAGGAGCTGTATCAACTGATGCTGCAAGTCATACCTCTAGCGATACTGTAGAGCAAATCTAATGGCTAAAACAACTGTTGCAGATGTAGACAAAAAAGTAGCTGTTTTAGAGCAAGCTCTTATGGATCATCAACGATCATGTGAAAGTTTATCAATGGAAACTTTAAGTCGAGTAAAAAGATTAGAGTACCTTTTATTTGCAACATTGTTTTCGGTCCTAGGTGGGACTGTTTTAGTAATAATACAAAATATATAAGGAAAGATTATGAAATATTTTTTAACAATAATGATTGCTGTTTTAATTACAGCATGTGCCGAGCCAGGCAGTGTTAATGTTTCTACTGTAACACCAGCAGAAACAGATCTAAAAATAACAATAGAATCCACAAGCAACAAAGACTAATGTTCTCAATCCTTGGAAGCTTAATAGGCTTCGCTGGATCTACTGTTCCTTCCATCATAGATATATTTAAAGCTAAACAAGAAAATGCTTTTAAATTAAAGATGCTGGAAGCCCAGGCTAAATACAAAGTACAAGAACAGGAAGCAAAAACAGACACAGCAGAAGTAGCTGGTGTCTATGCGCATTCACAAACAATACAATCTAAAGCAAGCAAGTGGTCCGTAACTCTAAGCTCTACTGTGAGACCAGTAGTAACTTATATGATTATTATTTTATGGCTGTCTGTAAAGTTACTTGCTGTGGTCCAACTCTACATGGATGGCGGTGAATTATACAAAGTAATAGATAAAATCTTTACCGATTACGATGCTGGTTTAATGTCGAGCATTTGTTGTTTCTGGTTTGGATCCAGATCTATTGAAAAGATGAGAAAGTAATATGATGGATAAAATCATTGATGCAATAAAAGGAATAATATCACCAGAGCAATCTTGGTCCGCTTTTGTAATGAAAATCACAAGCCTTATTATTGTATCTGTTATTGGTTACATAGGCTTCCAGCAATACACAAGCTTGGGTGTTGAAGAAGATACTGAGATCCCAATAGTAGAAGTGTACGAGAACGATCCTGAGAAGAAAGCTAGAGTAGAGGATCTTATGACTAGGCTTCTAAGATCTGACAGAGATATTGATTCAATCTGGTTATACGATTGGGTAGATGCCAGAAACATTGTTCCATTATTTACTGAGCCAAGAAACAGCGCAGATCTATTACCAACAGGATACTGGATGGAAGGTGACGAATATGTCATCGGTCATTTTGTTTTAAGTCAATGTACTTCTCTTGATAGAGATGTACCAAACATTGCATGCCCTATAATGTCATCTGAAGATGCCTGGGGAGTTTTGTTAGTAACATATCGAGATGGTGTAACGCCTGATTTGAAAACTACAAAAGCAACAGCAATGAAAATTTCAGAAGTTTTATATTTAATAACTAGATAAAAGGGAGGTTATCATGGATAGAAATTTAAAGGCAGATACAGGATAAAATTAAACTTAGTTAGTTTATTTTGTCACATAGCTGGAAGCTGATCACAGTCAACATAATAAGTTTAATCTGTGTCTTTAGTTTCAATTATTTCATCCATGAGAGAGTCTCAATGACTTCGACTGATGTTTGTGTTGCATCGTGTAGTCGAAGAAGAAAATTAACCAACGAGTTAGACGATACAGATATGTAATGAGGAGAGTACATGAATACAGTATTAACATTTGCTAAGAGAGAAATATTTGGATGCACAGAATGTGGATCTATTGATTTCAATATTGAAGCCGAACAGCATTTAGATGAGCAAAAAATTAGCCAGCTAATATGTTCTAATTACGATTGCAGAACTGTCTATAGAATGAGTGATGATATAGACATAGAGACTAACTAATGGTTAAATCTACAAACTCAATGAGCTTTGAAGAAGCTGAAGATCTTGTTGCTAAAGGTAATGAAGTAGGTAGAAATAAAACTTGGAAAAAACAATCAGATCTTGCTTTATCTATGGACCTTACTCTTGATCAATTAAAGGGTAGATTAAAATCAGCCAGACACATTATCAAGATGGACAAGACCGAAGACGATAACCAAAGTTATACTATTCCTGGTTTGGAAAAAATGGTTAAGCATGAAGATCTCACTGCCGAAGAAATTATTAAATATGCCCATGAAAATTGGAGAAGAAAAAAAGAAAAGGATGATCTATTAGAGCTGGTCCCTATAAAGTTTTCTAAAGATCTTGTAACAGGGATTTGCGTTTGGGGCGATCCACATCTTGACGATGGTGGCTGTAATTTCGATGTTTTAACATCCTTAATGGAAACCCTAAAAAAGTTTGATCCAGACAGAGGATCTCCAGATCCAATTTATTCTGTAAACATTGGAGACACACACAATAATTGGCAACGATTTCTAAGTTTGAAATACAGCCCTGAACAAAAAATGACTAAATCAATGGTCTACAAAGTTATAGAAATGATTATTGAGGAAATAAATTGGTGTCTTATTTTAAGGGGTAACCATGACATGTGGGAGCCTGGTAATAAACAATATGATAAGATGGAATGGCTTGCTTCGGCATCAGGAGTTTTAACTGTAGATTGGAGAATTAATGTAGACTTTCAATTCCCAAATGGTACATCTGTTAAAGCTGATTTCCGACATGATTTCCCAGGTCACTCAATGTATAATCCGTTACATGGAATGCAAAAAGCAAATCTATTTAATACCAATGCAGACATATATGTTGCTGGACATAAACATAATTATGCAAAGATGGAGATGCCATCAACAAGCAAATCAAACCATGAGACAGGATTTAAAACACCAGCTCATTTGTTAAGAGTAAAAGGATTTAAAGATATAGATTCTTATTCTGATATGCATGGCTTTCCTAGGCAAGATTACGGACATGCTGGACTGATTGTAATAGATCCATTTACAACTCAACAAAACAGAATACAGATCTACAGCGACATAGATTATGGAGCTAATATGATTAAATTATTAAATGACGATTACAGAAAAAAAGGAATAATTAAATGACAACATTATTAGGATCTTCACAAAGAAAAAGGAAGCAAGGACAGACTGCTGGAGTAGGTGGATCTGCTCTACCAAGTGGAACAAAATCTAATTCACCAGCTCAAAGAATTGCTGATCGTGGTAAGACAAAAGGCGTAGTCAGAACATCTGCACAGCCAAAGAAAAAACAAAAGAAATCTAACTATTAAAATGTCCAGCGTCACAGCATGACGCTCTCCGTGACGCTACGATGTAAATCAATAGGAGTCATTGGGTTTCATTAAATGCTTGTATTGTGCGTTAAATGAGACTACAAAACGCTAGTTAAGGGGTTCGATTCCCCTAGGGACTGCCATCCTTAAACCATTGTTTTATAACGATAATCATTTTTTAAAAACCTCCGTGACGCTCTCCGTGACGCTATATTTTCCGCTAATTCACGAAGCTCGGAAATTTCCCCTCTTGACAGGTACGGCTATAGTGATCTAGTTTGTCTTTGTAAGTCAAACATATCAATTAACATATAGGAGGAAATGATGAGAGTGCCTTATAAAATTACACAAAGAAAAACTAGATCAAAAAAGGGGCATGCTTCATGGCATGTCTCTTTTCAAGACCAAACTTTAAATGCTGAATATAGAAATACGCATTTTAAAACTAGGGATCTTGCCGAAGCAACTGCTAGAGATATTTATAAGCAAAAAGTTAATAACAAGATTGTACCTAAAGCGAATAAGAAATCTGTAAATAATATTTATTCTCTTTTCTTGCAAAAAGATATTAACCCTTTGTACGACTCTAACCAGATGACAACAGATAGGTATCAAAGATATACCTATGTCGGTAAATTATTAAAACAGTATGATCTTGGCAAAATGATTTGTGACGAAGTTAGAGCTAGTGATGTTTCAGATTTTTATAGGTATAATAAATCTAAAGGCAGATCTAGGAAGACAATTCAAAATCATCACTCATGTTTAGAGAGATTTTTTGTTTGGTGTCAGACAGAAGATTTTATTTCTACGAAGCCTACTGTTCATAAAATGGTATCTGTTTTATTTCAAAATGATTCAAAGAAATTTGATATTCAAAGTATCTCCGAAGAGAACATTCAATTGATCCAAGAAAATATTTTTGATGATACATTTTCGCAGCTAATGTTTTTGATGGCTGTTAAGACTGGCATGAGAGCTGGTGAGCAACTTGCTTTAACATGGTCTGATATTGATTTTGATAATGATGTTATTACTATCAATAAAAACATATCAGAAGGCGAGGGAACTAAAGCTGATAAGTTAAGAGAAAGTACAGCCATGATTGGTAGAAAGATTCCTCTTAATCCAGATCTTAAAAAAGCATTATTGTCTTGGAAGATGGAAACTAAATACAGCCAGGAAGATAAAGAAGTTTTTATCAGATATGGTGAAAGATTTAGAGCTGGGGCTAGAGCTAACAATACATCATCTTATAACTACGAAGGTGAGTTAGCTTCTTACGATACTCTTGCATACATTTTAAAAAGAGCTATTAAATTAAGCGGAGCTATTCCAGTTACATGGCACAGCCTAAGACATTATGTTGCTAGTAAACTGATCTTAACTGATGGTGACTCAAGAGATAATCTTAAAAAGATCTCAATGTTTCTTGGACACCAGGAGATCGCAACTACTGAGAGAGTTTATGCTCATGTGATTGCTTTAAGTAATTACCAGGATGCTAAAACTTTAGATATGGTGGCTAGTTTATAAACTTAATAAAATACTAAATGAGAGGGAGCTGCGGCTCCCTTTTTTTATGGAGCAAAAAAAGATGGGACCAGAGGAAGAAACATCGTCAAACATATCACCAGAGATCCCACCAGCATATGAGATAGATTTCTATGTCGTATGCCATGGGTTAATATATACATTCCATCCTAACAATCAATGGGCGAGAGACTACTGGAGAAGGAATGTTTCTGGAAGGACTAACATGGGATATAATGTCGATGATCTGTTAGCCGAAAGTTTGATCCAGGGAATGCTCGCTAATAATATTGAAGTAACAATTTTAAATGAAGATTCTGATCATGGCTATAAGCCAGAAAGAAAATTTATAGAGACAAATTAATGACAGAAGAAAATCTTTACAAAGTTATTATGAAGATCCACGGATTAATACAATGTGAAGAGGAACAGGAATATATAGATGCCTTGCAGTACCTTTTAGATCATAATTTAGCTTTCGGCATCAGCGAGTTTGTAAGTGACATTACAAACATGTATTTGGCTGAAAAAAAACTTCATATAAGCCCTAAGAAGATAAACTAATAGGTCCTTAATACGATCTGATCTAAAACTACAAATGATTCTGTATGGGGCTTAAAATGGCTTACAGCAATGCTGACAATATTACTGTACTAAACTGAACAATAATTTAACAAAACCAGCATATGCAAGTATTGCCACCATCATAATTCTTAAATAAAGATCAAACTCATCCATGTTCGACTCTTTGTCTTCTAACTTCGCTTAAATATTTTTGTTGGATGTCCTGTAGATCCTGATACAGCTCTTTTAAGATCTTATCGTTAACAGTATGATCTTCATGTGCGTATGGAAATACATCATTACAGATGTGATTAAGATCCCTACAGGCATTATATAAAATCATCCCCTTATCAACTGACATCTGGATCTGTACCTCTGAGCCATGTTCTTGTTTCTTTGCAGTACCATTGGTCCTCAAATCTCTTTGGTCTATGGCTGTACTTCTTGCCCTTAGATTTTTCTTTTCCTGGTATTAACTTTTTAGCCATTTGGATTTTCTTTACTAAGAATCCCTCTTGTTAAAAACTCTTGTGCTTTTCGGATCAAGACTTGCTTGCTTGCCTTGCATGTATAAACCTTGCCTTGCACTACTACTGTTATCTTGTTCTCTGTCGGTATCACCAGCAACTCGTTTAAGGGCAATTCGATTGAACCAGTAGAGCTTTCCTTCTCTGACATGTTTGATGACTCCTTTGTTCGCAAGTCTTGTTGTCCTTCTTTGGGCTGATGGAGAAATGTCTCCCCATAAAATTTTCGAAGCTTGCTTAGTGTTGACCAAGATGCTGTTTTCCTCTGCATCTTTCATTTACTCCTCCGTATTACCAAATAAATTTACGCTTAATAATTTTATAAAATTGTCACCAGCTTTTTCTTGGATCTGAACTCCAACTGTGTAGCTGTTTGTCTTTAACCATTTGGTAAACATATCTATAACTTCTTGATCGTCTTGGCTGGGACCTTCCTTGCCACAATTAATCCAAGCGGAAGCTTTAATATCTTTAAAGCCTGTAGCTTCTCCGTTAGCCCAGTTTTGTTTTATATCTTGGTGTACTGTAACCCTTGAGTTACCCATATGCGGTCTTCCCATTTACTTTTTCTCCTTTAATTCAGTTTCTTTTTTCTTGTAATGTTCAAAAATACGAACATGCCCTTCAACATTCGTTTCTTCAAAAAATTTTAATGCATCTGCATTGTCCATCTTCCAGGACATAAGGGCTGGCAGTCTTGTTGTTTTTACAATGCCATCAATCAAATTAGCTTCCATTGATTTTGGATCTTGTTTTTTTATTGGAGTTTCTTTTTTTATTAGAGTTTCTTTTTTTATTGGATTGCCATCCATATCATCACCAGATGCAAGATTTAACATAGCTGATAAAATGTATCTTTTAAGATAGGTAATATCAGATCCCAAGCCTTGCAAATTGTTGCCAGCACGAAGACTATGTTCTTCTGGCATCTCAACAATGGATGCTGGACTAAGATGTCCATTCTCATGGATCATGTGGGCTTGTATAAAGTTACCTCTGATCATTATGTATGGTGTAAGACCACATTCTGGTCCATGCTCTCTAAAGGCTTCTATAAGCTTGTCATAAGTAGTGTATGTATTGTTATGAGACTTGCCGTCTTTTTCAATTAACCTCATCTTACTTTGAAACTTCACAAGAGATGAAGCTAGATCAGGATCTATCTTATCAATTGTACTGATCATCTCAGGAGCCTTTTCATTTTCTATTTTAACTATTGGTAAATTTAGATCTGCATTCATTTATATAACTCCAAATAATAATTTAGCTTCATCAAGAACCTCTGGATTCATACTGCTCCATGAGATGTGATCCCAGTCAGGAATAACCATCTGGACTAACTCTTCCAGGTTGTCACTTTTTCTTAAAATATGTTCGTGTCTTTTTAGATCTTGAACAATGTTCTGCATTGTGTTGTTCAAGTGATCTTGCTCCAACATCCAATCACCATTCTCTGGATGATAAACTTTGTTTTCTACATTGTTGGCGCAAACGATAACTGGCTGTCTGTTAAAATATGAATTGTATGCGCTAACCTGATTAAGCCATCCAGCATAAGGTGTTTTCGGAATGCTACCTTTACTCCAGGTGCGTGAACCATCCTTCCGAGGAGGATTCAGACGAGGTGATCGGATCTTTAGCTCAATCAGGTTACAAAAGTCAGGCTTGAAGTAATACGGAAGCTCAATCCCATGAAGCTCCATAAATACATCTGTTTCTCCCTCCCATTGGTTTAAGCCCAACAATTGAAAGGCATGCTCTAAACCTTGCATAGCGTGATGCACAGTATCATCTAAAGCTTCAAAGCATGCCTTTGCTTTAAGCTCGTCATTTGTGGCATATGCATAGGGTTGGTATACATCCATCTCATGGCGAGCTGTGTCCTCAATCTCCTTTCTATCTTTTGTTTGGTAGATCCTTTGTAATTCGTCTAGGGGAAGAAGACGAGCATCACAGATTGTTTGAACTGTTCTACCGAGACACATAGGAGCTGAGTCATACGAATATTTATCTATAATATTAAATGCTTGCTTTCGTATTTTTTGTTCATCTATTTTTGATTCATTTAATAGCTTCCAGGCTTTATCAGTTTGAGGTCTTATAAAAGACTTATCAAAAACTGTTTTACTAAAATGTTTACTGGCTGGATTACTATGCCATTTGAATTGATGGATCTTAGCCCAGTCTGGGAAGGTACCAAATGAATCTCTGTTTTTTATGTTTGACTTTTCTTGCATGATAAAAATATTCATTTACAAGACCTAACAAGTCAACAACAAATTTCTATAAAATCATACAAATGTCTTCACAAGTCATTACAGATGTTTATAAGGCTGTGGATAACACTAAAAGACAGAAAAAAAATCAAAAAAAAAGGGACATTTCTGTCCCTTAAAATCAAAATTTTACATTAAAGCTTAATCGTCAGACTTTTCAAATGTCACTGTCATACCTTGTGCGGTTGGATTTACTATAGAAGTTATTACTGGAGTAGCCCAGTCTAATTCTACGCCATCCAGATTTTTGTCTAAAGGTAAAAACTTATAATCTTCATGTAAATATTCTTCATCCAATAACTGAAATAGCCTTGGGGCTTTTCTTGTTCGTCTTGGTTTTTCATACAAGATGCCAGCATAAATTTCATCTACACCTTTAATTTTACACAAAGATAAACTGTTTAAAGAATCTCGGTGAATGATATTTTTAACCATAGGTCTATGAATAACTAACCAATAATGAAAATCTTGCATGTGAAAATCACTTTCGTCTTCAAAATTATTTCTATTATCCCAGCCAGAAAACATAATAGCAGAAGTCTTAACCTCTGGTGATGCAACAGTCATCCAATGTGTTAAATATTCACATGTCAAAAACATCTTTCTTTTAGTGGTATTAAAAAGAGTTATTTCTCTTTCTGGTCTGTTAAAACTTCCAATAATTTCCATTTGACCAGGCGCAAGAGAATTTTCATATAGATCTGCATGCTTGCATTTACTTGTCATTAAGCCGAGTGGATCTGATGCTATGTTATATTCATCAAAAAGCATTGCAGAATATTTTTCAGCCATTTCAAAACTTATAGGACTTTTACCATGTCTGTGCTTTGAGATTGTTTCTGCTTTTATGCCAAGAAATTTAGCAAGCTTATTATTCTCTAAATTATAAATTGAAATTAATTCGTTTAATGAGTTTCGTAAATGATCTGTCGTATCATTGTGGCTTGAGCGTAATTGCTCAACATTTTTATTAGGCACTAATTTATTCTCCAACTGAATATTTTTATAAATAGCATCAGCTCTATCTTGATGCAATACAAAGGCGGATGGGTTTATATTTTTTATCATGTGATTGACCTCCGCCAGAAAGTATATTAACTTGGTTTGATAAGTCAAACGAATTAGTTTTCGAAATCCCAAAAATCGATAAGTAAGTTAACAAGATGTGTTGATAAAAATTCAGCACGCCAAAAAAGGATTCGAAATGTATTTAATAGACTGGAAGAAGTCGCAAGCAAAAGGTGAAAAGCAAATCACCTGGAAACAGCTTGCGCATAGATTTGGCATTAGCGATGGATCTATCATAAGACGATGGACTCTTGATGCGTATGACAAGAATTTTAATTTCCCTGGACCAGATAATATTCTCAATGTTCAAACAGCCACGCTTGGTGAAGTGACGAGTAAAGATTTTTATGAATGGTTTGAAAACACACAAACTAAAGAAAAGGCGGAAAGATTTCATGCGAACAGAACCTAAAATTAGAATGATAGAAAATAGACTTATGAGTGTTGATGAATGCTTTATGATCACAGCCGAGCAGCTAAAGTTTTGGATGTCCCAGGATGTCTCTCCACAAGAAGCAATGGAGTCTTTGGGTATAAGAGCTAACAAAGTAACTGGAGCTGGCTGGAAGAAGGCTGACTGGATGGATGTTGGTGTGTCTCTGGTAAAGATCTGGGCTGATCATTAGTGGCAAGAAAAAAAGCTGTAGCCGTTGGCAGATGCTTTGTCTGTGATCGGATCCATTACAGCCATCTCGGTGGATGGGTTTTTAATGGAAGCAAGAAACTACTTTGCTATGAAATTAATTACATAACTGGAGAATTAAGGACAGATTGTTTTGAAAAAACGAGAAGAGAAGCAGAAGCCAGAATGGGATTGGAATGCAATCGGAGCGGACTTCGAACTGTTTCCTCAAAAGAATTACTTAGCAAAATTAAGGGCAATATGGAGGAGGATTTACAAACATGACGAATTGTGATAACGAAAAGGCTTATATAAGCAAGGGCAACGAATCAGCCCAAGATCTGCTTAATCACCTAAAAAAAATTAACTTAAAAAAAGCAACGGACTGCAAGCAACCAGTTAGCCAGGCTAATATAAGACAGCCAGATCTAAGCAAGACATTGCAAGACACAGTTAAGCATATGAATGCTTATTATGTCGTAGCAAAAGACAAGAGCCAAAAGAATGGCTATGTCGAAAACATGACACATAAGAAGCTAACAAGAGCCAGCAGTAGCATGTCCAGAGATGCCTGGAAGGATCTAGCACTACGAGTTAGCAATATGGACTACAATCAAAAGCAAGAATGGATCAAACATGCAAAGTATTAAAGAGCATGAAATAGATCTAATACTAAACAATGGCATATCGCATCTTGATAACCTATTAGCGGAAGCATGCGAGACTGAAAAGATGATGCCTTCTGTAAGGGTAAAACAAAGGCTAACACATTGGATGGACTACAAGACAGAATGGACTGCTTATGGCTATGGCAAAGGCAAGTCACGACTTCCAAAACCTACACCAAAACAAATTGACCGATATGATTTAGTTTTAGAATTGCTAACAGAATATTGCACACTTGAAGAGAGACAGCTTATCTGGGCTGTCAATCATAGCGGAGCATTTCGTGACAGAGGACCACAATGGTCCAAGATTGGTAAGATCTTGCACATCAATTACAGGACTGTGAAGAGACGCTACATGGATGCGATCTACAAGCTCTGGTACACA